ATATTTTAATGGTTGATGTTCTAAATACCATAAAACAAAAGTCGATGATAGTATCTCATTATTATTTCTATACATTCCTTCTCTAATATTAATTGATATTGTTTCATCCATATCAGGATGAGTGTATTCAACCGTGCATAAATATTTTTTTGTATTTTGAGCACTATTTTGTAAATCTTCAGGAGTCTTATAATTTTCATTTAATATTCTAAAAATGTATATATCATCTATTTTTAGTATAAATAAATCATTTTTATCATCGCAACTAGTTACATTAACTAGTTCATATACATCCATATAACATTGTGTTAATAAATTATTTTCATTATGAAATACTGCACACCAATGACCATTTTTTTCAACTCTATGATTTGCAAAATAATAATATATTCCTGTTGATATTTCGTGAATATCATCAACTATATATTTAACATTTTCATTTGATAAATATATTTGTTGCGTATATTTATTAAATTGTTGCTGAAGAAATGTGAAAATGTATAACATATTATATAATATCTTTACTAAGAATGATACTATAAACTCCATTAATGTATTTATTTATTTATTTTTATATTATTAAAAGTTAGTATTTAAAATATCAAAATGAAACAAATATATAAAGACAGCTATTTGGTATATTATAGAAGTATGAGGTGGATTATATTCATAACTTTATTATTTCATACATGTTATTCTTATAAATTTAACATACGTAAAGGTTTTAATAGTCATGAACATTTGGATAAAAAAAACTTACATGAATTAGAACGTATGTTCTATTTAAAAAATAGTAGATATAATCCAATGAGAAATCAAATTTATATCAAATATAAACTTAGTGGAAAAAATCAAACTAATGATGGTTCAGTAAATATTACACAAGTATTAGAACAAATTAACCAAGAATTTTTGGATAATTATAAACAACAAATAGAAGAAAGTGAGAAAGAAGAAAGGGCATTAGAACAAGAATTTACTAAGGAATTTGTAGATAATTATAGAAAACAAATAGAAGAAGATGAAAAGGAAGAAGAAGAACTAGAAAAACAATTTGAACAATATGATAATTATGATAAAAAAGAAAACAATCGCGCAAAGAATCCAGATGGTTATATCGATTCTACTGGTGTTTTTAGATATAAACAAAATATTGGACCACGAATTATCATTTCAAATCAACAAATACCAGAAATGAATATAGGAGGTTCTAGTGGAGACAGTCAATTTCAAATTATTAGAAACTCTGATTTTACATTTGCTGATGTAGGTGGATACAATAATATAAAAAATGAACTTAATCAAATGTCGGATATACTATTAAATTATAGTAAATATAAAAAATTTAATGTACGTACACCAAAAGGTATTATTTTTGAAGGTCCACCTGGAAATGGTAAAACACTTTTAGCAAAGGGATATTGCGGTGAATATAATATTTCATTTATACCTGTATCTGGTAGTGAATTTGCTGAAAAATATGTAGGTGTAGGTGCAAGTCGAGTTCGAGAATTATTCCAAGTAGCACAACAAAATGTACCATGTATTATATTTATAGATGAAATCGATGCTCTTGGTAGACAAAGAAGTAATGATGAAGGTTCATCTAATTCTGAAAAAGACCAAACCTTGAACCAACTATTAGTATGTCTAGATGGATTTAAAGATTCAGAAGGAATTTTTGTTATTGGAGCTACAAATCGTGCAGATTTATTAGATACTGCATTACGTAGACCAGGTAGAATGGATAAAAATATTTATTTTGGAAATCCTGATAGTGAAACACGTGAAGCTGTAATAAAAATCCATTCTAACGGAAAACCAATAGATTTATCTGTATCTATGGAAGATTTGGTTGATATGACTTCTGGATTTTCATGTGCACAAGTAGAAAACTTATTAAATGAAGCTATGTTAAAAGCTCTTCGTGAAGAAAGAGAAATTATTGAAAAAGATGATCTTGATTATATTTTGAATAGAATATTTACTGGATGGCAAAATAAAGAAAATAAATATAGCGATGATATTATTGACCGTATTGTAGTTCATGAAATGGGACATGCAATTGTAGGATTTTTATCTAATCATCATGCAAGATTATCAAAGATTGTTTTAAATTTACTTTCACCAAAAACACCTGGTTATACATTATTTGAAAATGCAGATGAAGACTCGAATATTTATACAAAAAATGGATTATTTACACATTTAATGGTATTGCTTGCAGGTAGAATTGCAGAAGAAGTTGTATTTGGATATTCTGTAACTACCGGGGCTAGACAGGATTTAGAACAAGCATTTGGTTTGGCAAAAAATATGATTATTAACTATGGTATGGGTAAACAACAAATATATCCTGATATGAGTGATCAATCAAAGTATTTAATTGACCAAGAAGTAAATAAACTATTATTAATGGCAAATGACCATGCACGAATAGTTATTGAAAAATCGAAAAATCTAATTCTAGAAAAATCATGGGTTTTGAAACACAAAAAAATACTTAAACCCGATGAACTTGTTAATACAATTGATGCAAAGTATCCAGAATTATGGAATGAATATACCGAAATTAGAAAACGTTATGTTAAAAATGAAGATAATGTTGAATAATAAAACTATCATAATAAATATAATGTATTTTTAACACAATATATTTATAAATTATTTTTTAGAAGCGTTTGACCCACTTGTTCCACTTGTTCCACTTGAATTGCTTGACCCGCTTGAATTACTCTTTTTTTGTGTTCTCCTTTTTTTCTTACTTTTCTTATTTTTTCTTGTAGAGTTAGTCAAGAGAAGAGGTTCATTTACATCGGTAATATTGGTCAATTGAGGATTGTCTGAATAAAATTGTAATCTAGACATTTTATTATCATTTTTAATACGTTGTAATTCTAATGCAGATTCACTTTCAATACGTGATCTTTCTAATGCAGATTCACTTTCAATACGTGCTCTTTCTGTTCTTTCCTGTTCAATTGCCAAATTATTTTTCCTTATTTTATCGTTTTCACCAGTAAGAGAACCAGGGTCTATTATACATGCGGTACTAAGTGCCATAAAATGACCAATTTTACTTATAGTAAAATGAATAAACATATAGTAAAATATACATGAACAAATCAAAACAAACCAATCTGGAATGAAATCAAGAAACAAAAATCTTGGATAATTTATTAATGCCGATTTTAAAATTGCAAGACACCATACTGTTGCCGAATCAGCAATACCTTCTGCTACATCCTTATTTAATTTTTTTAAAGCATCTGCACCATTTTGTGCTTTATCAACTAACCATGGAATAGTATGTGTATCTTTTGTAATGCTTGCTACTACATCGTCTAAAATAGTGTCATTCAAAAAGAAACTATCAATATTTGAATTGAAATAAGATATTGAATTAAATGCATCTAGTGTATTAATTACAACTTCGGCACCTTTCTCATATTCTAAAATGTCTGAATCTGTTATTTCTTTAACATCTCTATGAGTTTCTTTTTTATCAAATACTTTATCTAATTCGTCAATTACCTTTACAAAATCATGACTTAATCTCTTAGCAAAACCAATTGATGTACATTCTCTAATTCTTGAGTTTATATCATTTCCGTTATATGTTTTAACAATATTTATAATAAATTTATCATATGAGTTTGCAGTTGGATATCCATTTTTTCCAAATTTCATGACAGGACACTCTTTTTCATCTAATTTTTTAATATAATCAATCATACCTTTCACTGATACTTGAATTACTGAATCTCTTTTCTTCTCAACTATACCAGTATTTGCAATTTCAAGTCTGTCATTATATTCATCTAAAGTATCGACTACTTTAATTAAACTGTCAAATTTAGTCTTCCATTCATTTTTTATTGCAATATCATTATCTTTACCTAATTTATCAAATGCTTTCTTAAGTTTATTATTCAAAACAACACTACTAATAGTAATACCAACATAACTCAACATATCACTAATGCTGATTTGTGGCCATTTTACATAATTCGGAATTGTAATTTTTTTATCTCTTGTAAAAATATTTCCGGTTGGCGTTTGATTTGGTACCAAAGAACCTTGTATTTCCATTTCATTTATACCGTTTATAAACAAAGAACCAAATTCACCTAAATCATTTTCTTTACTAATAGATATTGATTTGATATGGTTAGATGTATCAGAAATAAATCCAGTAGCATCTCCAAAATTAACAATAGCCGCTACTAATACAAATGTAAGAGTAACCCATAGTTCACGAAATTTTTTGTTTCCACCTCCTGATATTCCTCTTTCATTCAATGTTCTTTTTAAACTGTCTCGCAAATAAGCTTCATCTATTTTATCATTGTTGTTAAAAATATAACAAAATAAAATGAAAACAATTACACCTACTACTACATTCATAAAATGTTTCAACTTATCTTGAATTTTTTTGCAAGTTCTCTTACTAATAAAAGTCTTATTTTGAGGTGTTCTTCGTGTATAAGTTCTCTTAGGTTTTGGTACAGGTTTTGCTTGATGTGTTGGATTCGGAACAGATTGAGGTTTTCTACCAATACTTCTATCTTTAATTCCATTCACTTCTCTGCGAAGTCTATTATAAAAATCTCCATTAAAATCATCCATTCTAAAATCATCAAAATCTCTATTATATATATTCATGGTTGAAATACTGCTTATTTTCTTGAATTTTTCTTCTGCTGATGGATTATCTGGATTTTTATCAGGATGATAGCGTAATGCAAGTTTCTTATAACATTGATTCAATGTTTTCCATTCTGGATTTGTTTTACAATAGTTATCTACAATGTGTAATAAATTAATTTTATTTAACTCATCTCGTGTATATTGAGACATTATATATACAATATATAATTACTAAATATATTTATTATTTAAATATCTAGACTGACAACAACCTTATCTGATTTGTTTCTTTTTTTAGATTTTTTTGGCATTGAATTTGAATCCAAATCTTTCAAGCTAGAAACACTTATCATAGAATCTTCATCTTTTCTAACATTTTCGTGTATGTTTAATTCTATATTTTTTGTTTCTGGCTTTGTCTTTAATCCTGATAAAATATCATCTATGTCAGAACTTGGTCCTTTCATTTCTGGTCTCATTGGTTTATTTTCATTTACATTTGATGGTTGATTCATATCTACACCACCTTCTCTGAACATAGTACTATTTCTACCAACAGCTAGATCTGGACGATTTCCTGGTGATTCGGTGAAAATCATAGAACCCGGACGTGTTGGAGGTGCTTGTTCTCTTGTTTCTACAGGTGCTGGTGGAGGTCCAGTTGATGTATTTGGTTTTGTATTTAATAATTCCTCAGCAAATGCCATTCCAGGTGATTGTTGTTTCATTGAATCTACTGTAGCATTTGTAAACATTCTCATCAACTCAGGTGATTGTCTAATAACATCATTAAAACCAGGTGCAGCACTTGATAATGCCTTATTACTAAAATGGACAACACTTGCACTGAAACCTAATCTTAACAATAGGCTTAATTCTGGACTCATTTTTCCTCCCTTATACTTTTCGTGCAACTCTTCAAAAATCTCATTGTAACTATCGATATCTTCACTAACCGCTTCTCCCCAACCATCCAATGAAATGCCAAATGGGTCAAACATAGAATTACCATATTCAATTGTATTAATCATAGTTAACATCCAATTTTGCTGAATCTTAACAGAATCTCTTTTTCTTTTATCTTCCAATGCAGTTTCATATTCATCTTCAATATCTTCATATGATGAATCTATTGATAATCTTGAACTATCTTTAATCCATCCTTTAGATTCCCAATCAGCAATTGATTTCAACATTTGACGTTTCTTACGTTTTTGTTCTCGCTCACTCAATGTTTTCATTGGTTTATCCATAACAGGTACTTCATTAAACTTCATAAAACCATCCCATGTATTTGTTTTTCCAACACTTTCTACTGTAGATGAACCCACTTTTGAATCATTTTCAAATGATACTTTTAATGGGTCCGGAATTTCTTGATGAAATTGTGGTTGTGGGTCTGTTTGTAATTTAATTGGTGCTGGGTCAAAGTTAGTTGAATTCAACTGAACACTTGATAAATCGTTCAAATCATCTTCTAATTTATCTAAATCTCCTAAATCAACTTTCATAGTAGAAGAGCTTTTATTTTTATCATTCATTAATAGTTCAATACCTGAACCAAAATTTGTTGGTTTATCAACATTTAAACTAATGTTTATTGGTTCTACGTCACCACTAATATCAAAAGCTTCCATATTATATTCTATTGAAAATTTATGTTTAAGTAGTACGCGTTAAATATTATTTATTTAATTTATTATTAAAATACCAAATACCTTGTAAAAAACAATCCGCCAAATCATCTTTTTTAATATGTTCTCTAAAAAATGGTGTCCATGATTTATATAAATCATTTTCTAAATATTTATTGCAATAAAATATTGCATCCTTCTTATGCTGTTTATACTCAGATGATAAATCTGTATTCATTTTTTCAAATCCTTTTAATTTTCCACTTGATGATAGAGTTTCTATATTAATATTTTCATAAGACATTATGAAATATTGCATTAACATACCCTGTATAGTTTTCATTCTATTTGCAATTGGAGAAATTTGATTCTCTATAATAACATTATCTAATGTTCTCATACTTTTTTTATTATCACATTGAATTTTAATATTCTTACCAATAGTCATTAAATTGGTATTTGAAGCTGTTGTTTTTACTTTTTTAATCTGTTTCATTGAATTATTATCATAATATTCAATAATTGACTGTAATAATATATCTCTAGTTTCATTTATCTTATCTGGAATATACTTTTCGGCAATCACAGTTAATTCATTCTTTTTAAGTTTTCTAAAAACACTTGGAGAACATGGAAATAAATACCCCGATTTTTTAGCATGAGTTTGACAGAAAATATGATTATCTTTAGTGTATTTACCCTTTTTGTTACATATTTTACCAGATTTAACTGCTGCTGAACAATAATATTCGTCTTCTCTATCCATCAAATTCAAAATATCCCAATCAACAATATGTGGTAACTCTTGAGAACCTGAACAATCAAAAACACAATAAGCCATATTTTTAATACCTATATCAAAACTAATAAATCTCATATGCAATCAATATAGATTTAATTTATATTGATTTTACGTTATTTAATCTTATTTAGATAGAAGTTCAATCAAATCATTCTTTTTCATTTTATTTGAAACTTCAATATTTCTCTGAACAGCTATATTTTTAAGCTCATTAACTGTCATTTTTTTAAATGACTCTGTATCAGAAATTTGTGGCTCTTGAATCTTTTTCACTAAAATTTCACCATTTGATAATAAATCTGGTTTTATTTCTTCATTCTCACTTTCATCATCATCTTCTTGTTCAGACTCATCATTATTTTCAGATTCATCTTCTTGTTCAGACTCATCATCGTTATCACTTTCAACCTCTTCATCATCATCTATTTCATCTTCTTCATCAATATCATAAACGTCAATCTCATTCGGTAGTTTTACATTTAAATTCACATTCTTAAATGCAGTAATATTTTCAGGACTCATATTTAATGGGTAAATATCATTATTAATACCATTACTTGTATTTGGTTGATTTTGTATTTCTTCCGCTAAACATTTCACCATTGCAAATAATTTATCAGAACGAAATTCAATGTCAGTTATTCTTTTTTTAAAATGATAAATTAACAGTAGTATCAAAACAAATGTTGTTCCTAAAATTAAGAAGAATAAGGTTTCTAAAAAACTAAAAGACACCATCTTTTTTTATTATAATAATATTAAAAAGCATTACTATAAACGAACAAAAAAGTATCTTATGTAAATATATAATGGATAATTCACCAGACAATAAACAGATTATTCAAAACAATGATTTTATTCCTGGAAACGATACATTTAGTACTAAAAATGTTATTATTATTGTTCTAGTAGTACTATTATTATTATCTTTTTTAGGAATAAATTTACTAGATATATTAAGCAATTTAATTAAAATGATCATTAATATTTTTGGTCCAATTTTATCGCAAATACTTTCATTACTTGGATATACTACAGGTACACTATTAAATAAATCAGCCGATGTTGTTGGAGATACTACAAAAGCAGCTGTTGATATAGCTGAAGGTACAATTCAAAATGTTGGTGATTTAATGATTAAAGCAAGTAAATCAAATATTAACTCCGATTCTAAATTACAATTGGATAATGCTCTCAATATGCAGTTAAATAATAATAATCAAATTACAATGAGTGATAATTCTGAAAATCCTATTCAAAAACCAATATCATCCGGTAAATCAGGTTGGTGTTTGGTTGGAGAATATGCAAATAAAAGAGGATGTATTGAAGTAAGTGAAACAGATAAGTGCATGTCTGGACAAGTTTTTCCTAATCAAAAAATGTGTTTAAATCCAAATATTACAGGACAACTTAATCAGAAATATTAAATAATGCAAATTGTGAAAGGTCACCAGGTTGTGGAGAAATAATATTTACATTTTGATTTGTTGTATATTCAGATGATGAAATATTAGCAAAACCACCTGTTACAATATTTGAGTATTGTCCTAATAAAGTATTGGTATTAACATTTATTTTCAATTGAATATCATAAATAAAACCATATTGAGTAGATAATCTCAAATCATTTATATTTAAATTACCTACATATTGTGTTAATTTAAAATAATTATTCGATTCAGTTGCTAATGTGTTAAACTGAACCTGAGTATCAGTTAATATTTGTATGTTTGAAATATATGATGCATTTACATCGGAATTACCAAATAAAATTTTTAATTCAATTGCATTTATTTGAACTGTTTCTTGTCCCTGATTTTGTATATCATCAACATTACCTTCTATAAACAACGAAATTGGAATAATAACATTGTATAGAGTAAATGCATTATCTATATTTCCAATTAAAATAGAAAACACAGTAGTATCAATATTATCTTGTAACAAAATATTTGTTGATGTTATTATATTCCATGGCTTTTCTTCTTCTTCTTCATTTAATTGAGAATTATTGACTTGTTCTCCATAATTATACAAGGGTACAGTTGGGTCATATTGTAATATCATTGGTTTACCTGGTACATTAGATTTAGTTGTTGATGTTGGTACATATTTATCCGTTTCACATGAAGTTAAATTAAATATTGTTACTTGTCCATTTTCATCAACTACCGATTGTGTTTTACGTTGAAATGGACCACTTACTATTTTTGCATATCTTTGTGCTCTAGTTAATTTATTACTTTGAGATGAATTTTTATTATATTGTAATATTTCTGCTTTTCGTCTCATATCTAGCTGTTGCTGCGTATATAATGGCGTTTTTGATTCACCATTACCATATACATAAGACGCGGTGTTTCCTGTATAAGGTGAAATATGTTCAAAACGTATAGGTATTTTTCTTGATTGTAAAAATCGGTTTCGTTGTTCTAACAATATGTTTTGTGTATTCTCGCAACCTATATCTCTTTGCAAATAACCAGCAGGTTCATATTGTCTTATCTTTTCATTTACATTTCCACTTAAATCATTTGTATTATAATTATTGCTACTCATATAGTATAATATATAGTATATTAGTAAAAATACTTCAAAATTACATATACCATGTATTTGATAAGTAATCATATGATGTTGTTTTATTTGCATCACTTGATGTAAGATTTGGACCACGATTTACAATATTCATTATTTCAAATACACCTAATCCATAGTCAAAATATCTTAAATCAGATAGTTCACCTGTAAATCCACCATTATTGCAAACAAATACATCTCCATAATTTTGCTTTGGAACATCTTGAAATGTCACTCTTTTTGCAATTGTACCATTAATATAAATATCCATGACTTTGTTCTCCATTCTAATTGCAAGATGAAACCAGTTTTTAAAAGGTAAATTATCAACTGTAGCTACTTCATAATTCATGTTTTCACTATTTACTGTAATTGTATCCATATATACCTTAAGTATGTTTTGCATAGTAGAAGGAACACTTGGGGTAGATGAAGGTGGATTATAAAAATATAATCCAGGTCCATTACCCATATCTTGTTCAGGATTATTTGATAAATTTACACCTTTACTAAATACATGTTCAAACTGCTTTAATTGTGAATCACTTGATAATGAAATTTCTCCACGTCTTAACCATATAGACCACGTAAATTCTATTCCATCATTCTTATTATTAGACCTATAAATCATTTTTGAACCATCTTTCTTAGGGTCTTGAGGTATTATTTTTTGCATATTTCCCTGTAAACGTCCTTTTACTAAATATGGTGTTTTCAATGGAATGGAAAAATATGCAATTAAATAAATTCCTAAATTCATCAACAACACAAAAAATATTAAAACTAATAATAAAAATACAAATTTTGCAATAATACTATTTGAATTTATAAACTCTTCACCTGATGAAGCTAAATCCTTTGAAGAAAAATCCTTTACTGTATTATCCAATGATGTTCTCATATCAGACAAACCTTCACCGATGCTACTAAATGTATTTTGGGCAGTTGTTGCAATATTTTGCATATCATAACCGCTATCTTTTGTTTCTTGATTTGGTTGATTAGGGTCTATCTGTTGAGTTGGCTGTTGATTATTTTCATTATTTTGATTTGCAGCCATTTGTTCTCCAATTGGTTTATTGAAATAATCCATTAGTATATATTACTATATTATATTTTTAAAATAATATATACAGTGTATGTTATTTAAAATTATTAATTTATTAAATATCAAATATGATAAAAATTCGTAAACCAAATGATTTTCATCATCACTTGCGCGAAAATGAATTATTGAAATTAACTACAAAAATTTGTTTTGATAAATTTTATAATGTTATTATTATGCCTAATCTTAAAATACCTATTATATCAATAAAACAAGCATTAGACTATAGAAAACAAATTATGAAATTAGATAATCGAGGTAACCCTTTAATGACTTTATATCTTAATAAAAATTTATCATTAGAAGATTTAAAAAACTTTAAAAAATATCCTGAAATGATTGGTATAAAATATTATCCTAAGAGTGCTACAACAAATTCTGAATATGGTGTTAATAATATTGAAAGTGTATTTAATATATTCAAAATAATGGAAGAAGAAGAAATACCCCTATTAGTTCATGGTGAAAATATTGATTATAATGTTGATATTTTTCATCGTGAAAAAATATTTCTAAAAAATGAATTAACAATTATAATAACAAAATTTCCAAAATTAAAAATTATACTGGAACATATAAGTACAAAAGAAGCCGTAGATTTTGTATTAGAACATAATTTATATGCTACAATTACACCTCATCATATGATTTTTGATAGAAACGATATATTTAAAAATGGTATAAATCCCCATTTATATTGCTTACCTATTTTAAAAAAAAGTATTGATAAAGAAGCATTAATAAATGCAGCAATTAGTGGCAAGAAAAATTTTTTCTTAGGAACTGATAGTGCACCACATATTGAAAAAAATAAACTATCTTGTTGTGGTTGTGCCGGTATATTTAATAGTCCAGTTGCTGTAGAAATTGTAACTGAAATATTTGACAATAATAATTGTTTAAAATATCTAGAAAATTTTTTATCTAATAATGGTTGCGATTGTTATAATTTACCTTATAATACAGAGAAAATTTTAATTAAGAAGGAATCGTGGGTAGTACCAGATAAATATAACGATATCGTACCCTTATATAATGGTAAAAGTATTAAATGGAAAATATTTTAATTTTAAAAAATTGAATATAAAAAAAATATACAAAAAACACGTATAAATTCAATATGAAGGTTATTGTAAAAGATGATAATAAATGTGATACTTTTGTCCATATTTTTCAGCATTTAAAATTATTTTCAAACAATGTTAATTTACGTTTTGATGAGGATAAGTTATATGTACAAGGAATGGATGGTTCACATGTAAGTGTATTTGAACTGAATATTACATCATCATGGTTTGATGAATATACCATTGAAAAGGATAATGTAATTGGTATAAATAGTAATATATTATTCAAAATCCTAAACACAAGATCCCCAAATCAAATAATATGTTTGAGAATAGAAGACGATATATTTGAAGTAGATTTGGAAAACTCAGAAAATAAAAAAGATGATTTCAATAAATATTTTAAAGTTCCAACCATTGAGATTGATAGTGAAACACTACAAATTCCAGATTCTGAAAATGATTTGGATTTAACAATAAATTCCAAAAAATTCAAATCTATAGTAGACCAACTAGCTACATTTGGCGATGTTATTCAAATTACTAATACTAACGAAATGATTCATTTAAAATCTGAATCACAAGAAGAAGGTTCAATGGATATTGAAATTGATTTAAATGAACTTGAAGGTTATGAATTTGCAGAAGACACAGAAATTAATGCATCATATAGTAGTAAATATATTCAAAATATGACACAATTTGTTAAAATATCAAAAAATGTAAAAATTCTTATTACAAATGATAATCCAATTCAGATTTCATACCATATTGATGGTGAGAAATCTGATGAAAATTATATTAGATTCTTCTTAGCTCCTAAGATTCAAGACGATTAAAACAATGCAAATCTACTGGTTTCAATATTGTCTTTTGTAATAGATAAATTAACATTCATATTACCAAGAGCATTTGATAAGGTGGAACCACCATTACCTTCCATATATTTGTCATACGCACTTTTAGGGTCGGTTGCCTTAGCTGTTCTTTCAAATTTTGCAAAATATGCGTCCCAGTTAGAACCAAAAACAATGTCTGAACCACCTTCGGGAATATTTACCGATTTACTTATTTGAACAGATTTTACCAATTTTCCATCTAAATAAATATCTACAATAGTATTGTCAACACTTAATAATATGTGAACCCATTTTTGAAGTGGGAAATTATTTGTAACATCAATAGCATTTGTATTATCATAAATATCTCCTTGAGCATTTTCTTCTCCAACAAGACATTTTAATGTTGCAGTAGTTCTATCTAAATATAAAGCAACATCATTGTTTCTCTTAAATATTATCTTATCCTCTTCACCATATGTATTAACATATAACCAAATTGAATATGTAAAAATAGAACTATTTTTTCCTGCTACATCATTATGAGCAATATTAGCATTAGAATCTTTTAAATATTTTTCTCCCGTTAGCTTATTTGCTCCTGTAAAATAATCTTGAAACATCATGTATATTATTAGAAGCACTAAAATAACACCTAAAACAATAATTGTTGTACTCATCTATATTTTTATATTATATTATTTACTGGTGGATTTTTATTTAAAAGTAAATTATAATAACTTGAAATTTCAGATTTTGTCATTTTTTTATTATAATAAACAACGTTACAAATAGAGCCTTCCAATAAATCATCCCCTGCTGTAATTTTGTCTTGTGGACCAAATGTTGGAACAGAGTCACCTACATCAAGTGTCTTCATTAATTCGCCATTCAAGAATATATCAATAACATTTTGGTCACAATTAAAAACAAAATTATTCCATTTTTGTCCAGGTACATCAATATAAATTTCATGTCCTAATATTTTTGGTTCACCCGTATCACTATCTAATATTTCTCTACCAAATGTAATTATATATTTGTCCTTTTTACTGTCTTCTAGAGGTTGTAATTCACTATGATTTGTACCTATATATTCAATTTTAGGTTTATATCCATCTGTTATATTACCGTAACTTATTATATTTTTACGAATCTCAGATGGAGCATTAACATTAATATAACTCCAAAAAGATAACGAATAATTATATTTGTCTTTTTTGTATTTTGATTTCGGTAAATCACTACCATTGGCTAAAGTATATTTCTTATTTAAAAATATAGGTTTATTACGTATGATTTCTCCGTTTTCAATTAATTTTTTTTGTAAAAGTTGCGGAATATAAACGTATAATACTATCAATAATATTTCAATAAATAATAATATGTATACAGCAGATGGAGTTACATTTAATTCATTTCTTAAATATTCGATAAAATCGCTTATTAAACATGGGATATACATAATAAAATTTACAACAAAACCGGTAATTCCTGTCAAACGTCTAATTCTATCACTAAATAAATTATAATAAATAGATAAACCGAACAATATAATACCAATTGTTAAAATAACCAAAAATATATTTAAAAAATATGAAGTATTTTCACCTAAATTTTGCAAAGACTGATACAAATATATTATCCCGTAAATACCAACTAGAACACCTAATAATATTCCAAATGATTTAATTTTACTTGTTTCTGATTTTCGAAAATACAAAAACCATAGTAATATAAAAGCTGGTATAGCTACAAAATAAATATTCACCAATGTATCAGATTCTAGTATATTTTTTTCAGTGGATAAATAATACAACATAATACAAATAATAATACTTAAAATGAATAATGTTAAATATACAAATAATATACCCGAATTATTTTGTCTTGTATTTTTATCCATAAATAATTCAAATTGTTTACTCAATAGTGTCGTATCCATACATATATACATATGTGTATATATTTATTGTCAAGTCATGAACTTCTATTTACAAGTTCTCAATAGCAGTTTTTTTACCGTGACAATCTCTACAAAGAGCTACTAAATTATCAATATGATTACTTCCTCCATTTTCCAATCTTATTGTATGATCAACTTCGAACCAAGCCGGTAATTGTTTTTGGCAATCGCCACATCTCCAACTTTGCTGAGCAGCTACAAATTTCTTTTTAGTTTCACTAACAGAACGTTTTGTACTTTTGCCTCCTGATGTCATAACCCGATTTGTATGATAATTAGGAGCAATAGATTGAGGATGATTACCAAATGTTTGTTGTTTTGTTAAATCTATTATAGGATTTATAAAACTATTTGTATTTCTGTCTACAGGTAAATGTTTTAAATATTCATTGGAATGCGTAATTAAATCCTTTGCTCTTTCTGGATTTTTTCTTAATAACCAACAAATTGAAATACCAATAATACCTGCTCCAATCATTTGATAATACTTTTTCCAAGTTAATGCTAATCGTAAGTATTTACCGTCAGTATATATATTTCCAATAACTAAAGCTGTTATTATAATAACAAATATTTCAAAACGCATCTACTCTTTATAAAATATATAGATTAAAAAAAAGCATATTAGTGTAAATAATAAAAATAAATGATGCTGTTGAATATGAAATTTTTCACTTAATAATATTTGCTTAGGTGCATATGATTTTTCATATATTTCTTCGGCTTTCCAATAACTAATTTCATCCTTACCAATTAGTACATTTATTTTATTATGTATAAAATGCATCCATTTTTTAAATGAATCCTTATTATCTAAATATGGCGTTACTGGATATTTATCTAACATATGGCTAAAATTATTAGCTATATCACTGTTTGGTATAAACATCGGTAGATTTTGAATGAAATCATAATATTTTCTTTTAGTTACATCATTTGGAACATTTGGGTATGAATGTGCTATCGTATGCAAAAAGAACCAGTAATGAGGTCCCCACACTTCGGAATTATATTTCATTTAAACTATATAAAATTTAATTATTTAATAAATTAAAGTAATACGCAATGGAAAATCTATTTTGTAATAATTGTGGAAAAACAGGACATGTATTCAATCAATGTAAAATGCCAATTACTAGTATTGGAATAATCGTATTTCGACATAATAATAATAAAATAGAATACCTTATGATTAGAAGAAAGGAAACATTAGGTTTTATTGATTTCATGAGGGGTAAATATTCATTGCAAAATAAAAAATATATAATAAATATGATTGAACATATGACCATTCATGAAAAGGAAAGTATATTAAATGAAAATTTTGATAAATTATGGTCAGATATATGGTGCGATGAAACTTCATCATCACAATATAAAAGCGAAGAAATTTATTCAAAAGAAAAATTTTATTCTCTAAGAAATGGTGTAAATATTAAAGATGATTATTTTACAATTAATGATTTAGTCAAAAATTCAAATAATAATAACTTTCATGAACCAGAATGGGGATTTCCAAAGGGTAGAAGAAATGCATTTGAAAAAGATTATGATTGTGCAATACGTGAATTTTGTGAAGAAACCGGATATGATAAAAACCGTATATATAATTTACAAAATATTATGCCAGTATATGAAATATTCACAGGTTCTAATTTTAAGTCTTATAAACATAAATATTTTATAATGTACATGAAATATGAAGATACACTTAATATGGATAATTTTCAAAGGTCAGAAGTCAGCAAAATGAACTGGCTTACATTAGAAGATTGTGTAAAGCATATACGACCGTATAATTTAGAGAAAATTAAAATAATTAATAATATCGATCATTCTTTAAAACAAACAAATATTTGTATTTTGTAAAATCAACGTTAAATATATCAAGTTATATTATAATACTTTATAATATAATGTCTAATAAAACTAAAAAGTGTCCTCCTTATCATATAAAAAATCCAGCAACAGGAAAGTGTGAACTGTATAAAATATATCATTTGAGAACAAAACCTGGAAATGATAATGTTAAATTAATGGCGCAAGGAATGAGAGATTTAATTTCAGATGATGTATATGAAAATGAATATGTAAAAAATAAGAAAGGATATACTATTGAAATAATAAAAGGAAACAAAACTAGAAAGGTAACAGTTTCAAAGTCTGACTCCAAATCAAATTCACCACAAAGTAATAAAATTTCTAAAAATAAACGAAAAATAACAATAGGTTCTCCAACTGAAGAAACTCAACCTAAAGATGAAATTAATAAATATATTGAATATTTATATCCACAGCGTGATGAAAATAATGATGATTTTAATATTAAAGTAGCATCACATAAAGAATTCAGGGATAATCAATATGATGGTACAATTCATGATATTAAAATTAAAAGCAACGAAATATGTAACAGTGATTTTGAATTATTACCACATCAAAATTTTGTAAAAAATTTCTTATCATTTAATACACCATATAATAGTCTATTATTATATCATGGTTTAGGAAGTGGTAAAACATGTAGTGCAATTGGAGTTGCTGAAGAAATGCGAAAATATATGAAACAAACCGGTATAACAAAATCCATCTATTTAATAGCATCACCAAATGTACAAGATAATTTTAAAAATCAACTATTCGATGAAACAAAACTACAACAACATAATGGATTATGGTCTATTAATAATTGTACAGGTTCGTCATTACTTGATGAAATAAATCCATCTGGTATTAAAAACATGAAAAAAGAACGAGTTGTTTTACAAGTTAACGCATTAATTAACCAATATTATAATTTTATGGGATATACACAATTCGGTCATTTTATTGAAAAAGTAACAGATGTTACTAAGGTTGATATTAAAAAGAGAAATCTTATTAAAAAACAGAAAATCAAAAGATTCTTTGAAAATAAATTAATTATTATTGATGAAGTTCATAATATTAGAATTACAGACGATAATAAACTTAAAAAGGTAGCTGAAATGCTTATGGATATATGTAAATATACTGAAAATCTAAGACTATTATTGTTATCAGCTACACCCATGTTTGATTCTCATGAGGAAATTATATGGCTTACAAATTTATTAAATGCAAATGATAATAGAGAACTTATTAATTCTAAAGATATTTTTACGAAAAAAGGTGAATTTTTCGAAAAAAATGACTATGGTAGAGAACTTCTACAAAGGAAATTAACTGGTTATGTTTCCTATGTTAGAAGTGAAAATCCATATACATTTCCTTTAAGAATTTACGCAAAAAATGATGACTGGAACGAT